AGTAACCCATACGTCCTCAATAACAGCAACCTCCCAGATGCTGAATTGTTGACACGTAGACGCAATCAATACTACCGCATCTTCCGCGTTGACAACCTCCACGGTAACGACGCTTCATACGGTGGTTCAGCCTAATAGTAGAGAATAATTAACACTTCGATAGGGGGTTCCGAAAGGAACCCCTTATTCGTTTTATAGATACTTGTAGGAGTTTTATATGTCTAATTTTATTTCAAACGCAATACAACGTCAACCAAAATCGGTAAATCCGATGCAATTAAATGAATATAAAATGGTATTGCACCGGACTCCACATTTAGTTTATTTTTGTCAATCTGTAAATTTGCCGGGTGTGCAGAGTTCGGCAATTTCACAACCAAGTCCATTTGCTACTGATATTAAAAGAACACCTGGCAGAGTAACACACGATGATTTAACTGTGAATTTTATAGTAAATGAAGATATGTCAAATTGGTTAGAAATATACAATTGGTTAAAAGTAATAACACCTGTTGATACATTTAAAAATCAATTACCAAAAGAAAGTGATAGATTTTCTGATATTTCTATAATTGTTATGAATAGTAAATCATTATCTTTATTAAATTTTACATATAGAAATTGTTTTCCATTAACTATTGCAGGATTAAATCTCGATAGCACAATTAGTGATATTAATCCAGCAATAGCATCGATTACATTTGCTCACAGTGGATTTACAGTAGAGCAATTACGCCAAAATATTTAATTGATTTTTGTGAGAGTTGTTGTATACTCCTATTAGGAGAAATTATGCTATTTGATGATATTAAAAAAATGGTTGAAGTCGATTTAAAGTTTAAAGATGATGAACTTGATGTCGAATCTTTAAGAATTCCTCAGTTACACGGTAAGTATCTTAATTTGTTATATGATGAAAAACTTATTCTTCGTAAATGGAAAAATGAACTTTCTGAATTAACAAAACTTAAATGGGAATACTATACTGGTAAGATGCCAGAAGAACAGTTGAAGGAATTGGAATGGGAACCGTTCCAACTTCGTATTTTAAAACAAGATATTGAGCTGTATATGGAATCTGACACAGATTTAAATCAAAGAAGAGATAGAGTATTTGTACAAGAAGAAAAAGTAAACTACTTAGAATCAATTATTAAAATGATTTCTAATCGCCAATATCACATCCGCGATGCCATTACTTGGCGTAAGTTTATAAATGGGGAATTGTGATGTCATAAATACTTAGATGAGTGATTTAATAATTGAACCAGTTGATTCTGTTTTTATAAAGGTAAAGTGTGATAAAGGGTATGCTAAAGAACTTTCCGATTTTTTCACATTCAAAGTACCTGGTCATAAATTCATGCCTGCGTTTCGGAATAAAATGTGGGATGGACAGATCAAACTATACAACATCTATAAACAGGAAATCTACGCAGGTTTGGAAGATTATGTCGTCCAATTTGCGAAGGATAGATCGTATAGCATTACAAGACCGGAAACTCAGAGAAAAAATAATATCACTCCAGAAGAAGTAATTCAATTTGCAAAATTATTGCAAATACCTTTTGAATTACACGATCACCAAGTTGAAGGCATCTGTCATGCAATTAATCATGATAGATGTCTTTTACTTTCTCCTACGGGTTCGGGTAAGAGTTTAATTATTTACACTCTTGTTCGTTATTATCTTGACAAAATAAACTCTCAAAAGAAAATACTAATTATTGTTCCCACAATTTCATTAGTAACTCAAATGTATTCAGATTTTTTTGAATACTCGAAATCTTCTTCATGGAAACTCAGAAAGTATTGTCATAAAATATACGGTGGGGAAGAAAAAGAAACAGATAAACAAGTAGTTATTTCCACTTGGCAAAGTATTCATAAAATGCCTGCTTCTTATTTTAAAGACTTTGAAGTTGTCATAGGAGATGAATGCCATTTGTTTAAATCAAAATCATTAACATCTATCATGACTAAACTTACCAGTTGTCCATATCGTATAGGTACAACAGGTACTCTTGATGGTACTTTTACTCATAAACTTGTAATCGAGGGTTTATTTGGAAGAGTACATAAAGTAACAAGTACAAAAGAACTAATGGATAAAGATCTACTTTCAAAATTAAATATTGATTGTATTGTTCTTGGGTATCCACCAGATATTAGACAAAGTTGTAAAAAACTTAAGTATGCTGAAGAGATTGATTGGTTAGTACAAAATGAAAAACGTAATGACTTTATATGCAATTTAGCAGAATCATTAAAGGGTAATACCCTAATTCTTTTTCAATTTGTGGAAAAACATGGCAAAATATTACATCAAATTTTATCTAAGGCTGATAAAAAGAAAGTTTTCTTTGTTTACGGAGGAACTGAAGCAGGAGATAGAGAAACTATCCGTAAGATCGTAGAAAAGGAAGAAAACGCTATTATAGTCGCTTCATATGGTACTTTTAGTACAGGGATTTCAATAAAAAGACTACATAATATAGTATTCTCTTCTCCTTCCAAAAGCAGGATTAGAGTATTACAAAGTATTGGTAGACAATTAAGAAAGTCAGAATTTAAAGACAAAGCAAAATTATATGACATAGCAGATGACTTATCTTGGAAGTCGTATCAAAACCATACTTTGCGACACTTTCTGGAAAGACTAAAAATATACGAACATGAAAAGTTTGATTACCGTAAAATAAATATTCCAATAAAGGAGTAGGAATGGAATTAGAATATAAAATAATAAAATTGAAAAATAGTGATACCATTATTTCAGAAATAAATTCCACGGATGAAAAAACGGTATCACTTCACAGACCAATGATATTTAAATTGGTTACTGTTGTAGATCCAATGACTTCAAATACATCGGACGTTTTAATGATGAGAAATTGGGCAGATTTTTCAATTGAAAATGATATTACTATATCAACAGATTTAATTGCCGCATCTTGGAAACCAGATGCAAAGATTTTAAACTGCTATGAAGTTGAAAAATTCAAGCAAGATATGCCAGAAATTTACAAACAACTCAAAAAAGAAGACGAGACATTACCAAAACAAAATCCCCCTCAAATACCTTTTCCTGGATTTCCACCTCTTCCCGGAATGCCTAATCCATTTAGACAAAAAGTTCCACCCGGAATGGCTAATTTCAACTTAAATCTTCCTATAGATGTTGCAAAACAATTAATAGAATTTTTAGAACAAAATGGTATTGAATTAATGGGACCAGAATTCGATGATGATTCAATTGAAGAAATTGATGAAGATATTTCGGAAAATGATTCATCTTCTGATGTTTTTGGAAATAATCCCGATGACTGGTCGCCCGATCCGAATGATTACATCAAGTAATATATTGAACGGCCCGGTATCCACCGGCACAGTGAATTATATGGGGTTTGCACAATCTGTCAAGGCAAAACTTTCAGAAATATCTTGATTTGGTTTTGCTTTGATGTATCATTACAGCATCAAGCAGTGGAGTATATTATGAAAAAGAAAAAGAAAAAGAAACGGGTAGAAGATACCATAGAAGAACCATTACCCGAAGAAATTGTAAAAGAAATAGAAAAGAAATCTCACTACATTAACAATAAAATGTTTTTTGATGAGATGGTTGAATGGAAAGAAAAAGTAAACGAATCTAAAGAAGTGGGAGATCCTATTCCCCCTGTTACTCCATATATTGGACAATGTTTTATGGAAATTGCAGAGAATTTGGCAAAGAAACCAAACTTTATGAATTATCCATTTAAAGATGATATGATTGGAGATGGTGTAGAAAATTGCTTGATGTATTGTTCAAACTTCGATCCTACAAAATCTAATAATCCTTTTTCATATTTTACACAAATAATTTATTATGCATTTCTTCGTAGAATACAAAAAGAAAAGAAACAAAATCTCATAAAGTACAAATATCTAAAATCATTAGATACCAAAGGTGATTTATCAGAGTATTTAAAACATATGGGAATAAGCGAAGAAGAAGAAAACTATTTTAAAAATATAGAAGAAGAAAAACCAAAGATTAAAAAGAAGAAGAAAAAGCGCAAAGGAATAATGGAATGAAAATTGCATTTATTGCGGATACTCACTTTGGAGCAAGAAATGATGCACCATTATTTTTGGATCATTTCTTAGACTTTTTTGAGAATCAATTTTTCCCATACTTGGAAGAACATAATATTAAAACAATTATCCATTTAGGTGATTTAATGGATAGACGGAAGTTTGTAAATTTTCACACTCTAAATCAAGTACGTAAGCGTTTTATAGATAAATTAAAAAAGGGTAACTATGAAATGCATTGTATTGCGGGTAATCACGATACCTATTTCAGAAATACTAACGATATTAACTCACTTCGAGAATTGTTTGAAGGCGACTTCAACATTTATGATTTTTCACCAGCAAAAATAAACTTTGGTGGTGTTGATTTTATTTTTGTACCGTGGTTAAACAAAGCAAACAGTGAAGAAGTGTTGCAGTTTATCAAAAACAATTCAGCAGATTTTGTTCTTGGACATTTTGAATTTGTGGGTTATCAAGTTTTGCGGGGTGTAAAGCACGAAGAAGGAACAGATCCATCCTTATTTTCTAAATTTGAACACGTTTACTCCGGACACTTTCATTGTAAACAAACTGACAAAAACATCTCCTATTTGGGCACACCATATCAAATAACATTTGGTGATGTTAATGAACGTAAAGGATTTCATGTATTTGATACAGATACCAGAGTTATGGAATTTGTACCAAACAAAAACAAAATGTTTTATGTAATTCGGTATAATGATAAAGAAGAAGATCCTATGCAAATAGATTTTACCGAATATAAAAATAAATTTGTAAAAATTATAGTAGAGACAAAAACAAAACCATATATCTTTGATAGATTTATGGACAGTTTATATGGCGCGCAAGTTGCAAACCTAACTGTTGCAGAAGAACAAAACAATGATATACTGTCGGTTGATAAAGTTGATGCATCGTTGGATACGGTATCCATCATCAATAATGAAATTGATGGAATGCAAGAAGTTCAGAATAAAGAAAAACTTAAAAAGATTATTCATGAACTTTATATTGAAAGTCTTTCTTCTCAAGAAATATGAATATTTTTGTATTAGACAACAATCCTAGAACCGCTGCTCATATGATGTGTGATAAGCATGTGGTTAAAATGATTTTAGAGTCTTGTCAACTTATGTCTACAGCCCATCACGTTTTGGATGGTAATGAGATTACTAGAACTACAAAAAATGGAAGAAAGTTTAAAACATGGGAAGCAAGTAAAGAAGGATTTACCTTTTTACGTTGTACTATGGTAAATCATCCATGCACCATATGGACTCGTTCCAGTAAAGAGTCATATTATTGGTTGTGGGAACACACCCACGAAATGTTAAAGGTGTATCAAGCGCGTTATAACAAAATACATTCTTATGATAACATGATTCAATATAGTTTGATTCATTCTCCAAAAAACATTTCAAATAGTACAATACCACCGTTTGCTCAAGCAATGCCAGAACAATACAAAAACACTGATGCGGTTCGGGCATATCGTAATTATTATATTCACGAAAAGTCTAGATTTGCAAAATGGAAAACAGGAAATGTTCCTTCTTGGTATACAGAAGGTGTAAACAGCATAAATACTGTACAAACATGATTACACTAATAGAAAATGTCATTACAGTAGATACAGAAGAAGAAACCAAAATGGTTGAATTGTTTTTGGAAGAAAACCATTTTGATTTTGATTTATTGTGTAATAATTTTTTAATATACGATCCGGTTGACGAGTTACTTGAAGAATTTATGGATTCTTCTTTGGATATTTTGCTTGACGAAGGCGTTGCACAGCGTAAAATTGTAGTCAGAAACGGAAAAAGAAAAGTTATCTTTAGATGCAAGCCCGGTGAAAAGAAAATAGGAAGACGTTGCGCTCGTAGAAAGAGTTCCGAGTTGGCAAAAATGCGTCGGCGCGCCAGACGGGCTGCTAGAAAATCAAAAAGCAAAAGAGGCCGTGCATTAAGAAAAAGAAGAATTTCTTTACGTAGAAGAAAAACTATTGGTGGTACTAAACCAAAACATTAAATTATGATTACATTTACGAAGATTCGTTGGAAGAATTTCCTTTCGACGGGAAATAATTTCACAGAATTAAATCTCACAAAAAACAAATCCACACTTATTAGTGGAGAAAATGGTGCAGGAAAGACTACCTTTCTTGATGCCATTTCTTTTGTATTATTTGGTAAACCATATCGCAATATCAATATACCACAATTAGCAAATAGCATTAATCAAAAAGATTGTAAAGTTGAAATTGAATTTACTATTGGTACTGGGGAATATAAAATAGTTCGAGGGTTAGCACCAAAGATTTTTGAAATTTATAAGGATGGTAATCTTTTAAATCAAGATTCTAAGTCTAAAGATTATCAAAAAATGCTTGAAGAACAGATTCTTAAAATGAATCATAAGTCTTTCTGTCAAGTTGTTATTCTTGGTAGCACAAATTATGTTCCATTTATGCGCTTAGCCGCAGCAGAACGCAGAGCAATTGTAGAATATCTGTTGGATATTGATGTGTTTTCTGTAATGAACACTTTGCTCAAAGCAAAAGTATCTACAGCAAAAGATGGGATTAAGGATATTGAACACCGTCTTGCTATTCTTATGGAACGCGCCAAAGCACAAAAGAATCATATTAAAGTTCTTCAAGACAAGAGCAAGGAATCAAAAGATAAGATTCTAGTAGAAATAGAAACAAATCAAAACACAATTACAGATTTGCAAAAAGATATCCAAAAACTAAGTCAAACTATTGACAATCTATCAACAGAAGCGAGCGCGGGCGATGAAGATGAACTTGGTAAAGTATCTTATCAAATATCACATTTAAATGAACAAATTGGCAAAATAAACAAAGAAATTACATATTATCAAAAGAACAAAGAATGTACTCTGTGTAAGCAAAAACTATCAGAAGAACATAAGAGTGGTATCGTAAGTGGTTTGGAAGTTAGCAAATCTGAACTTGATTTAAAAGTTCAAGAATTAAATAAGATAATTGCGGAACTACAAGTTGGGATAGAAAATGATCGCAAGATTGGAAAACAAATTCTTGCGCTTGAAAAAGAAGTAGCAGAAAAAAACAATACAATCTCTGCTTGTAATCAGTTTATTTCCAAGTTACAAAAGGAAATGAATAAAGATGATTCTGTTGACTTTACCGCCGAAGATGCAAAATTAAATGCAATAATGGAAGATGGAAAGAAAGAAACAGAACTTCGACAAGAGATGTCGGATGATCTTCACTATTATTCTATTGCTGCTCTTTTGTTAAAGGATACAGGGATAAAGAGTAAGATAATTAAGCATTATCTTCCAATCATGAACAAGGTAATTAATGGTTATCTTGGGAAGATGGATTTCTTTGTTCAATTTGAACTTGGTGAGTCTTTTGAAGAAACAATCAAAAGTCGTTATCGAGATATCTTTACTTATGATAGTTTTAGCGAAGGCGAGAAACGCAAGATTGACTTGGCTCTATTGTTTGCTTGGCGTTACATTGCACAATTAAAGAATTCTCTTAACTGCAATCTATTGATTTTTGATGAAGTCATGGATGGTAGTTTGGATGATTCTGCCACAGAGGCGTTTTTAAATATTCTAAAGGGACTGGATAAGGGAACAAATGTTTATGTGATTTCGCACAAATCCAAAGAAATTCTTCAAGATAAATTCGAAGATCATATTGTATTTGTAAAAAGAAACAATTTTAGTAAGATACTATGAATTTGGCCAGTATTGACAATCTCAAAGATGTGATGGAAATATTCAAACAACACAAAGAATTTTTTCCACATATACGCCAAGATTATGTTACCCGAAAAATAGTTGCAAAGAATACAATTTTCGAGGATAATGTTGTAATCACGTTTAGCCTATATAAAAAGGATGTTAAGTTAGGTAACTTGACCGTTCCGAAAGGTCACACAATGCTGCATCAAATTGCAGCAGGTACACAGGGTAATGGAAGTGCATCCAAAGTTTTGAAACAATTTTTACAATATGCAGGAACAGACGTATGGCTATCAGTCAGAGCAAACAACGAAAGAGCAAGAAAGTTTTACCTGAAGCACGGGTTTCAGGAAGTGGGAACCATATCGTGGATGAGCGGTCAACTACCGGGAGTGATTTACAAGTGGGAAAGAAACCCTTTTACGAGCGTAATGACCACGTAATTAACAATTTAGATGTAAATGTATACTTTGAGGATCTGCTTGCAATGACTCCGAAAGAGTTTGAGCAGTGGGTTATAAAGATGCGTAAAGCAATTCTAGATTCATGGGACACATATGGTTGTCCTCCAAGAACAGGAAAAGATGAGCAAGACATAATTGACCAATTCAATCAATTGGGACAATATCCTGTACATGAATTTACCCATTCAGATGAACTGTCAACAATTGGTGACGATGTAATTATTAACAAATCCCGTATTGGTGTTGAGGTAGATCAGTGGTTTTCTAATATGTTCAAAACCAGAATCAATTATTCTGCAAATGACACTGGTTATTCAATTTATGATATGTTTGCCGATGACAAATATTTGCCACGAATGATTCGCGGTACTATGCGTCATTTGCGCCGGGATTCGTTTTATAAGCACGCCCTTTCGACAATCAAACACGACAAGAAGTATTCTGTAGTAGATGTAGCATCGGGTGATGAATGGATGGAAGCGTTCTTTAACAATTCATCCGTGTTTACTGGATATGATTTTATGCTAGAGCAAGTTGCTCCACGTGAGGGTGCTAGTAGCAGCTACTTCCAACTTGAGCAGTCTAATATTCTTCAACTGACAAAAGAGCAGTTTGAAAAATGGAAGCCCAAGATGTCATATCGGCATTATTCCACATTTGATCATGAAAATCTACCAGATGATCAATTGTATGCCATTCGTTTGTATAAGAAGGGTGAACGAGTATTTCCAGCCGGATTTGCTTCCTTCCGTATTGGATATATTCAACCAGCGGTTAATTTTCCACCAATGACTGCTAAGTATCTTTATGAGCGATTTACCGAACACTGCAAGCAACAAGATCGTATTGTTATTTACGATCCTTCAAGTGGTTGGGGTGGAAGAATTCTAGGAGCAATGTCAGTAAGAGATGATAGAAATATACACTATGTTGGAACCGATCCTAATCCCGAAAATTGGCAATGCGATGGTTATCCTTCTAAATATCACGCTATTGCAGATTTTTATAATACAAAGACATATAGAGCAAATCCTTTCTTCTCGTCCACTAATACTTATCATTTGTTTTCTTCTGGTTCTGAGACTATATCTGGACTCGAAGATTTCCAACAATACGAAGGTAAAGTAGATTTAGTATTTACTTCACCACCATATTTTAATAGAGAAGCATATTCAGAAGATGAAAATCAATCATATAAAAAGTTTTCTTCATATGATTCTTGGAGAGATGGATTCCTCCGTCCTACACTTGAAACTTGTGTTAAGTATTTAAAGAACGATAGGTATCTTTTGTGGAATATTGCTGATCTGCTTGTTAGTGGCGATTATCTTCCTCTTGAAGAAGATTCTCGAAAGATACTAGAGTCGCTCGGTATGGAATACAAATATACATTGAAAATGGCATTAGAAAATATGCCAGGACAAAACCGCGTCGGCGAAGATGGTTTACCTAAGTGCAAAAATTATTGTAAAGTAAATAATAGATTTCATAAATATGAACCGGTATTCGTGTTCTATAAACCTTGACAATAGTTTTAAATTGGATACACTATACGCATGAGCAAGAAACGCTACAAGACTATTGGCAAAGGCGATACAGTAGAATCTGTTCTACTTGGTGGTGAACCAAATATTGCTGCTATGAACATCAAAGATGATAGTGAACTTATCTGGCAAATTCAAAAAGCACTTAATTGGTATAATTACAATTGGTCTGAAAAAGATTACCGTAAAGCCACATTAGAATATATCAAAAAAAATAAGTATTCAAAAACAAATCAAGAAGCAGTAGCCAATGCCTCTACTGTTAGTTTTGATTTTCGCTGTGTTGGGGCTTATTGCCGCGTTTCAAATAATGGCGTAAGTTTACCGGAAATCAAAAGATCTTTAGTTGAAAAACATATTTCTAATTTAATTGCCGAAGGAACAAAACGTCCTATCGCCGCACCAGTAATAGAAAAACCAAAAGTTTCAATTCAAGATCGAATTAATGAACAAGTTTCCGAATATATTGGGGAACTTGAAATGCATGTAGATGAGTTGGTTGATTATTTAACAAAACCAAACATCACAAAATTTGATTTTGATATTCCAGAATGGATTCGTAAAAAAGAAATTAAATCAATACAAGCACAAATGATCGCAGATCATTTCAAGCCAAGAATTAAAGAATTAGAAGAAGCAGTGGAAGGAAAAGATGCCGATCTTAAAGAGGCATATTCTTGGCTCAGCAAACCAAAGTTAAAAAAGTATTTAACCTTTCATCAAGAAATGGTTGTGCATTTTCAAGCACAAGCACAGTTTGCAAAATCTATTCGCAAACCAAGAAAGAAGAAAAAGAAGAAACCAGAACAACTGGTTGCTAAATTAAAATATCAAAAAGAATGCACAGAATTTAATTTAACTTCAGTTGATCCAAGAGAAATTATTGGCGCAAAGAAATTAGTTGCATTCAACACAAAATATCGTACACTTACGGTGTATGAAGCATCTCCTTTGGTTGACGGTTTTACAATCAAAGGAACCACTTTATTGGGTTATGACGAAACAGCGTCAAAAACAAAGAAACTTCGTGATCCTAAAAGTGTTCTTTCTCGTATGATAGGTGGCGTTAGAGCCATTAATAATGCTTGGGAAACAGTTAAAACTAAAGAAACAAAACCAAACGGTAGATTTAACGAAAATACCGTTGTACTACAGGTAATCAGATGATACTTATTGACAATACTCAAATTATTCTTTCTTCAATCTTTTCACAATACAAGGGTCCTGATGAAGTGAATGAAGAAATGATACGTCATATTACGTTAAATACTTATCGTTATTACCGTAATAGATTTTTTCAAGACTATGGTGAATTGGTAATTTGTCAAGATGCTGGTAATTATTGGCGAAAAGAAATCTTTCCATATTACAAGCACAATCGCAAGAAGGCACAAGCCAAAGATGAGTTTTATTGGAAGCAAATTTTTGAAACACTTACAATGATTCGCAACGAAGTTGCAGAAAATATGCCATATAAAACGATGCGCGTGGAGCGTTGTGAAGCGGATGATATTATTGCTACTTTGTCAAAACACTATCACAACCAAGAAAAAATTCTAATCGTTTCCGGAGACAAAGATTTTAAGCAATTGATGCGATATCCAAATATCGCACAATACAGTCCAAATCAAAAGGGATTTATTACTTGCGAAACACCCGACAAGTTTTTGTTTGAACATATTATTCGCGGTGATTCTGGTGATGGTATTCCAAATGTTTTGTCGGAAGATGATGTGTTTGTAATTGATGGTAAGCGTCAGAAACCTCTTTCTGCTAAAAAGTTAGATACCTGGTCTACAAATGGTACTGTACCACAGGAGTATGAATCTAATTGGAATAGAAACCAACTGTTGGTGGATCTATCATACATACCTATAGAATATGAACAGGCAATTATAAACGAATATAATAAACCTGTTAATGCCGATAGAAGTAAAATCTTTAATTACTTTGTAGAAAAGGGTCTTAAAAACTTAATGAATGACATTCAAGATTTTTAATTGAGGTATATTATGGATACAGAAACTAATCAAGAACCAAAAGATTTAGATAAAATGGCAGAGCAATTTGCCAAAATGCGTCAAGAAATGGCAGCGTTGTCTGCAACGGAAAGAAAAACATTTATGGAAAAGGCAGCATCATTTGCCTCTTCTATGGCTTCTAGAGGCATTACCAATAAAAAATGCAGCACAGAAACAAAACAACTCAGACAAATAAGTTGTCATGGTGATGGCGCAAATATAATGCCATGTGGTAATAGAAAAGAAAGTCAGGTATTTCAGGGTTCTTTTTATTGCGGGGGGTGTGGTTGTGGTGACAAGCAAGGCACTCAATTAACTGATATTACGGTAAATGGTAAAGAAAATTATGGTAAATTGGATTATCCAAAAGTGTGGTGTCCATTAAACATGCCTGGATTTCAACCATACAAAAAGAATGAGGATGATGCTCTGGAAACTAGAAATCCTAGAAAGAAAGATATTGAAGATAAATTTGGCGTACAGTATATTGAACAACACTCAAGAAGTGGAGAAGAATAAATTATGAGCACAGCAACAACTATTAAATTATCAAAGAAAACTCTTGATATTCTCAAGAACTATGCATCAATTAATTCAAATATTTTGGTAAATCCGGGTAATATTATAACAACTATTTCCCCAGTAAAAAATGTTTTAGCGGAAGCAAAGGTAGAAGAATCATTTGATACTACATTTGGTGTTTGGGATTTGAATAAGTTTCTAGGTACGGTAAGTCTATTCAGTGATCCTGAGTTTGAATTCCACGAGAAGTACGTTACTATTTCTGGTGCAAATGGTTCTTCTGTAAAGTATTTTTACTGTGAACCAAAATTGTTAACAACTCCCACCAAAAAGATTAACATGCCAACAAGCGTGGTTAAGTTTAAATTAACACAAAAAACTTTTAATGAACTTCAGAAAGCAGCATCAGTTCTTCAACTTCCGGACATTGCAGTTCGTTCAAATGGTGGAAGAATGGAATTGGTTGCCTTGGATAAGAACGACGACAGTTCAAACAACTACTCAGTTGATCTTGGGGAAACCGATGCAGATTTCGAGTTTTACTTTAAGGTTGAAAATTTGAAACTGCTTGCGGGTGATTATACTGTAGAGATCACAGAAAAGATCGTCAGTAAGTTTAGTCACGAAACTATTGATCTTTCTTACTGGATTGCGCTTGAACCGGATTCAAAGTATAACGGATAATTTATGCAAACAAACAATGATACGTTTTTGTGGGTAGAAAAATACCGCCCGCAGAAAGTTGATGATTGTGTTCTTCCAGATAGTCTTAAAAAGACTTTTAAGGAGATGATTGGTTCTGGAGAACTCCAGAACCTTCTCCTTTCTGGGGGACCGGGATGTGGCAAAACAACTGTTGCCAAAGCTCTGTGTAATGAACTTGACATGGAGTGGATTATTATCAACTGTTCTGAAGATGGTAACATTGATACGCTTCGTACAAAGATTCGTAACTTTGCAAGTACCGTTTCTTTGACAGGTAATCGCAAAGCCGTGATCCTAGATGAGTTTGATTATTCAAACCCACAGTCAACGCAACCTGCTTTGCGTGGATTCATTGAGGAGTTTGCGGACAATTGCCGGTTTATTTTGACTTGTAATTTTAAGAACAGAGTAATAGAACCTCTTCATTCCAGATGCACCTGTATTGATTTTAAGTTTACTCCAAAAGATAAGATGAAACTTGGTCCATTCATTTTGGATCGTGTAAAGTTTATTCTAGACAATGAAAAAGTTAAGTATGATGAGAAGGTTCTTGTCAAACTTATCATGCGCCATGCGCCAGATTTACGCAGACTATTGAATGAATTGCAGCGGTATTCTGTTTCTGGTGAGATTGATGTTGGTATTCTGAAAGAAGTTGGTGATCTTAACATTGATGAATTGGCAGAAGCAATGAAGAAGAAAAACTTCCCCGCTGTTCGTAAGTGGGTTGTTGCCAATTTAGATAACGATCAATCTCAGGTGTTCCGTAAGTTGTATGATGGTTTACAGGATATGATGGAAGCGGAAAGCATTCCCGCATTTGTTTTAACAATTTCAGAATATCAATATAAGTCCGCCTTTGTGGCAGATCAAGAAATTAATCTTACGGCTTGTTTAATACAAATTATGATGGAGTGTAACTTCAAATGAAATTAACAGATTGGTTAAATTCAATCAATTTCACAAAACAAAATCTTATCGAAGATCCATTGGTTGAAAAGGAGTATGTTCCCTATATCATCAATAGATCTTTGTCTTATTTTCCAGATACTTTATTTCATGCTAACGAAATGAATCAAAAGCACTTTTTACCAAAGAAGATGCAGTATGATTATTTGAGAACCGTAGTGAGAAAGAGGAGAAGATTCTCAAAATGGGATAAGAAAGCAGAATATAGTGACTTGAATTTAATAAAAGAATACTATGGTTATTCTACTAAAAAAGCATTAGAAATATTACCGTTACTTTCAAAAGATCAAATTGCACATATTAAGTCTTTAACTGGCGGAGTTAGAAAGCAATAATTATACATATTATAAGTACGCATAATATGGATAATTATCATGAATAGCAATATTGATATAAATGACTTGTTGGAAGTTCAATTAAAAGATTCTGAATGTTTTTTAAAAATTAAAGAAACATTAACTCGTATCGGTGTTTCTTCTAAAAAAGAAAATAAACTGTTTCAGTCTTGTCATATTTTACACAAACGCGGTAAATATTACTTGGTTCATTTTAAAGAGTTGTTTTTACTCGACGGATTAAGTTCTGATATTGATGAAACCGATATAGGCAGAAGAAATAC